TTCAATCTTGACTATGGCTGATTCTATGTTTGTAAAGTTGGCTTTCAGGCAGTCTGTCGGCTTATCGTATATCTCAGTCATCAAATCGTCTGTCCATACAGGATCAGCGGGTACGGTTGATGGGATAAGCGCGAATCTTTTTTGGGCAAAACCCCAGATATGGTCGGTTAATGCACTGTTTTTTGTTTGGTTAAACATTATGGTGCAAAGTCTGCCGTTTTTGGTATCTTCTCCAAACACCTCCAGCGTATTTGCGCCTAATGCTACCAAGGCTTGATTGCATATGCTTAATTCTGTAACTTCTATAGCAGCCATTTTACCCCTCCGGGGGGAGGGCTCTTAAAACCCTCCCCAATTAGTTAACTGCTATTACATATCCGTCCAGTTTGTCCCGTTAGCATTGCAAAATGCTGTCTGTCCTGCTCCGGTGCCACCGTTCAAAACAATGTCACCCGCAACCCCCGTCAGCGCACCTTCCGCTGTCGTGCCATCAGATACCCATAATGTGAAAGTATTAAAGGTTATCATCTTAGCAAAATTGGTTGAGGTAACACCAGCCTGAGTTATGAGTAACGCAGCTTGATCATGCGCTACGTTGGTGGTTATTATCTGTACAGGCGCAACAGTCGACGAAGCATCTTGATCGGTCGTGAAAACCGCTAGAGGACCAGTTGAGTCCGCATGGTCATCCTTTATCGTTAGAACGGCTTCAGTGGCTGCGTCTACGTTCCTGTAGGCCATGATCCCGCCGCCTATGCCTTCAGTAGCAACGCATAGAGCGTAATCGTCTAGTTGCTGCGTTGTACCTGTGGCATCGACTGGCGACATAATATATAGAGCCGCCGTCTTTACATCTTGGCTATCAATTACAACCGCGGCCGCTGTAGTGGCACCCGAAGCGGTGTCATGATTGATAAACAAAGACGACTGATCCGACTCACCCGTGGTTTGTATAGATACTGCTGGTAATGCCGCAGTTGCGGTTGTCGCGTCCTGGATGATAGTCAGCGCACTCTTATCGTCGCCTACATTATCATTGAGGATCTGCACCAGTGCTGCATCGGTATTTGCAGCAGCCAGATCTCTGGTAAACATTACATCGTTACTACCCGCGTCCGTCTTAAATATATCGGCCTGGTCAGCGCTGTCAACATGGAAGTCTACATCAGCGGTGTCACCGTTAATCTCAACGTGCCCTGTTGCGGCTCCCACATCCCCACGAGCTACTATCATCTCTGTCGCTGCATCGTCTATCTCGACATCGATGGTTAGTTTGCCAGCCTCGTCGGTCGCAGTAATGTCCGTTGCTGTCGCAATGATCGTGACAGCGTCAAACGTCGCATCGCCACTATCGCTACCTGTGAAAAGAATAGATCCACAGACATCGTCATCAGCTTCGGTCGCTCTGTCGTTCTCCAGTCTAATGGTCGGACCGGTTGCATCGTCAGTCGCGTTTTCTAGCCAAAGCACCGGTAACGCTGTTACTGCACTGGCATATGTCATGCCGGCATCAGCATCGAGCCTTAATGTTTCAGATAATGCACCGGCAACGTTTTGTGTAAATACGAAGTCGGCATCATTGCTTACTCTTATCGCATCGGTTTGTGTTACGTCAAGCCTGGCAACTTCCTCTGAGCCTGTTGCATCTTCCGGCCTGAAAGAAATTGCTACACCATGACCGGTGTCTGCTGTTCCTGTGGCTGTCGCTAAAACCAGCACAGGGTGACAAACAGTGGTCTCGGTTGTGTTCGCTGTAAATGTCATGTAATCAGATACAGTGGCCGAGCTTGCACCGGTTATCCTTAATGTTTCAGCGATCGTTCCTACTGAATATTGCGAGAACACAAAATCTGCGTCCTCTGCCCCGTTAGAGACATCGGTAGCGACTAAATCAATGCTACCAAACTCTTCAACTGCATTGGCGTCGTTCTCTAAATGAAAAGCTAGAGCAACTCCGTCATTGTCAGTAGAGTCGTTATCGTTACTGGAGTGAATAAGCGTTGCCGCATCCACTACCCCGTCTGTTGTATCATCCTGCGTAAATGAAGTGGTTCCTCCTTGTGAGAGGGTTCCGGCGATTGTTAAATCACCATCTTCATCCAGCGTCATGAGCGCTGTATTTGTTGCCTGCGTTCCCTTTGCCACGCCGAATACTTGTTGATTCGCCGTTGGCGCAGCGCCTACAAGGATCTCAAACATTGGATCGGTGATGGCGATTGCCGTTGTGCCTGCTGTGGCAAAAAGCAACTGATTGTCAATTGCTTCGTCGTATTGTACTGTCCAGTCGCTACCAGTACCCATGATGAGGTTTATGTCATCGGGTATCTGAACGCTTGCGGTCGTGAGAAGCTCTCCGGCAGCTGACATGGTGAGTCTTAGTGTCGTGCCGTTGATGAAATGAAGATCATTGTCAGACCCTATAGATTTAATAACCCAATCATCTGCTGCATCATCATCCTTGTCAGCGACAAGAAAGAGGGCTGCATCATTATCATTTCCTCCACTCACTACCTTGAAGGTCATATCTCCGTCGTTGCCAGTCGCTGTCATAATGTTATCCCCAGTCCTGGCTAGGATTTCGTCTCCTATAGTAATGGATGTCACCGTTGTTACTCCGGCTCCGAGAGTACCTGTTGTAACCAGATTCTCATCACCAAAGCTAATACCTCCGCTTGCGGCCGTAATTAAACCATCACAGCCCACGAAGTTAATCAAGGGCTGATGCGCGGTTGTAGAAAACTGGATATAATCGTCTTGGTCATTTTGTGTCATAATATCCAGAGTTCCGTCTGCCTGAGTAAGATCAAAAGTCAGGCCACCGTTTGAGGTATCGACAGTCACATCGCTCCCATCATAGGCAAGGGACAATGAATCGCCGGCCTCTGTAAGTATTATGGATCCATTCGTGCCACCATCGATTATCTGGTCATTTTCCAACACAACATCTGCTGTCCCGGCCGCGAAGCCTGTGGCCGAAAGGACACCTGTTGCGTGCGTTGCGAGAATTGCTGCGGGGGACGCATTTAAAGTCGTAGTAAGACCTGCGTTTGTCCAAGGACTGACTACGCCTCCAAAGCTCGTAATCGTTACCCCATCCAAAGTCAGCGCAGTAAATGTACCCGCTGCTGGAGTATCCCCTCCAATAACCGCCCCATCAATCGTACCGCTATCTACATCGTTAAGTGTTACCGTGGCAACGCTGCCCGATAGAGTAGTGGTCGATCCTGCAAAGTTTATGGAGTTCGCTATTCCGACGACCGTGCCGTCGTCCTGAACTTCGATAGCACTCCAGCAGGGCGCGGCTATCAGCAATACTGCTGTTACCATTGCTAATATTCGCTTAAACATTTTACTACCTCCTGTGTTTGGCGGTGAGGGCGACGTTTTGCCGCCCTCTCGCGCCTAGTTTTTTAATCTTTATTTCCTTTATATACTCGCGCACACTCTTAATCGTGCGTGTAGAGAGTGACCAACTTGATTGTTCCAGTCGCTTCACCAGCGGCTGTGGTAAGGATGATTTGCCTATCTGAGGTGGTATCCCCAGGAGTCGTGTCATCCATCTCATACATCCTGCCGTCTATATCACCAATCCCCATCCTTGTCACAAGCTCAGCGCCTGCGCCATGGTCGGTAGCGACGATATATCTATCATCATCTTCATAATCGCCAACCGCTAGAGTCGTGTTATTATCTAGGTTGTCGGTGTGAAGAATGACATCGATTATCTTCGAGCCCTTGCCAAGCTTCGGCCCCATTTCAATAATAGAACCTGCAGCTAGAGCAGCGCATTCGTAGCTGTCGTACATTACCTTTACTCGTCCATCAAACAGCCCCGGTGCCATTCTATTTGCTATGGTAGGGGTTCGGACAAGCGTCTTATTAACACCATATACTGTTGACATATTTCGGTCCTCCGTTTTTAATCGCGTCTTAACCTACGCGAAATGTTAACAAATAACTAGCCTATCCTTATTCTACGCAGGCTATTTCTGCGATTCTTTCTTCTTCCAGCCTGGTCGCACCTATGCTCATTGACATAAAAACCTGCCAAGCATAGCATTTGTCTGGTCTTTGGTCCGCTCTGGCAGTCGCTTCTTTCTGAATCGCGAGCTGCATCGCCCATTTGTGCCAGCAATAAATCTTTCTAGCACCTGCGGCGTTATTCGTCAATCTGGTTGTCTTGTGCCATTGCATACCCAACCAGGTATTGATTTCGCCCTGTACAAGAGCCTTGACAGTGTTGTAGTCCGAACTTGCGACTTCAACTGTGCCAAGCATCGCGACTATCTGCGATGGCTTAACTGCGATATGTCTGTCTTCATCCTCAACATCGTTATCATCAAGGAGCAATTTCGCGGCTAACAACTTCGTTTTTGTTAGGTTTGTGCCACCTGCAGCTACCTGCATGTTGGCGTCAAACGAGACTGCTGTTCCGCCTTCTTTCCCTGTGTACGACGTGCCGTCAAAAGCCCCGATAATAACATCGTCCATCTTCCTGCCGGCTGCGTAGCCTGCACTTATCGAGTACTTGCCTTTTGGATCTACGATCATTGACAACTGGTCTTCCTGATCAAGTAACTTGTTATGTACGAAGTCTCTCTTGGTAATCCTGCGTCTCAAGTGATCGGCAGGGTCGGTCGGTGTATCCTGGTTCCTTGTTACCTTCTCTTCCATCTCATCTTTGCCCATCTGGTCATAAAACTTAAATTCGCCCGTGAACTCAGTATCTATTTCAACGGTGTTTCTAAATTTTGACCCTTTCTGCTGGGCAAGGAGACGGATATTATCCGTATATTGCTTTACAAATGCAGTGGTTATATTCCCCATTGCTTAGTCCCTCCTGTTCTTAGGTTAGAAAATCCACTCAGTAGATTGTCCAGGAGAGACCTGGGTCTACTCTTACAGTCCGTTGGGCCTCTGTAAGAGGTTATCCCGTGCCTTGATTCGTTACAGGGGCCTTCTTTTTGGTTATCCCTGTTACGAACACATATATCTTTTCGGCCGCCGCAGCACATGCGTCTTGCGTGAGGTCGACCTTTGTGCCGTTTTGTATCGCTATCTCAGCACATTTTAATCTAATATCCACTTTTTCTTTATCACTCAAAGGTTGAGACATATTATTTATTCTCCCCAGATGTTACTATCTGATACAATGCCGTCATCTCTGCTACAGCCTCTTTATGTGTAGGGCTAGAACCGTCATTATATGCTGACTTCGGATTGTTGCGTATCTCATCAATCTTTGCCTGTGCTGCGTCCGGGGTAAGTCCTCCGTATTGACTCTTTCCTCCTACGCCTAGCGAGTCTTCGCTTACACTCTCGCCTATCTTAGCGAGCATCTCGAGCATGGCTGGATCGTTGCCTAGCCCTTTATCAAGAAACTCCTGCGCTTTCTCGCCTCCGAATTTATTGACTACCTTTACGGCTAGTGCAATCTTGGCGTCTTTCATTGTGCCCCATCTTGAGCTTAAAGCTGTCATTGCTTCATCTGAAGACTTCTTGTCAGCCTCATCCTCTTGCTTTAAAACGTTCGAGAGCTCGGTCATATACCACTCATGCAAGCCCTGTGTCTGTTCAGAGTTTAAGCCGAGTTTATAGCATTGCTCTTTGAAAACCTTCTGCGACTCGGCGTTTGATACGATATTCTGGTGTAAGTCTTTTGGTATTGCTATCTGGTATTCCTCGGCTTTGTCCGGCCGGCCTAGCTCTTTACGGAATGCGTTTATCTCATCTTCTGAGGCATTCTTGCCTGGTATAGTTATGCCCTTCGCGCTTATCTTGCCCTGTAGGTTGATATATGATTTCGCGATGTCCTCATGTGAAGCTTTCTCAAACTTCATCATCGAGGGGTTGCTCTTAATGTCCGGGGATAGGCTGTCATAGAAGCCTTTACCACTACCTTCTTTCGCTGTAGCGAGTTCTCCCTCCAATCGCTCAAACCCTTGTTCTGAGGTTTCTCCATCAAGTAATGCAAAGCCTTTTTGGTTGCCAAAAAGTCTTCCTTCCTTGTGGGCCACTGTTATCCTTTTCAGGGCATAGGTTATCCACTGTATAAACATCATTCACTTCCCTTCTCCGGCTCTTTGGCCAGTTTTTCGATGCCCTCTGGGGACATCATTCCTTCGATATGAAGCAGCACTTGCCGCTTTCCTTCGTTAATGCACATGGCCATTTGATTTATCATGTCTTCTGAATGTGTTGTGTCGCACTTAAAGCACCGGTTCGCCAGGTCTTTCAGGACGATCGCCCCGCCCTCTGTGCTGAACGTCTGCATATATCTCTGGCGCAATTCTTTCTCGGTTATTGTTTTGTTGACTATGGCCAATTCTGGGCCTGTTGCATCTACGCGTGGTTTATCCATTATATCCCCAATCTGGTCTTTTTGAATATCGGCAAGCCCTCATTATACATTTTCTTGACCTGTCGGAATACGCTTGTAAATGGCAGCACACCTCTCCTGTTGAAGCGATTGAACTGTTTCATGTGCTCCACGTATACCGCATATGCTTCTTTTCTCAGTTTCTTTACTCTCTTTCCCCTCATACAAACCTCCCTAAAAATCCTTTGACTAGCTTACCTGTCGTTACTTCTCGGCTGTAACGATCATTAAATGACCACTTCCACAAATGAAGATAGATTCGATAATAGTCATACATTAGCGTTTCAGGTGATTCACGAAACAGCGCAAGGCTAATTCCGATATAACGAAGCTCAAGCACGAATTGCATATTATAACCCTCCGCTATAGACTTTTGTGTAATCCAGGCCGTGCGATACCATGTCTTTTTTTAGCCACTTAAACTTGCCATCCTCGTTATCGATGAGCGCCTGGATGATGATATTGAGCTCTTTTTTTTCCTCCGGGGACATATCCAACTTCTTGGGCCATTGTGCTACGCTCTCATCAAGCAGAGCCTCTTCCGGGTATGTCATATGGTCTTTATCAAATATCCGCTTGAGCGCGAGTCTGTTCATCTCACCCAGGGATGCAACCTGTTTGTTTTTGACTATGATTACCGGGCTCATGGTTGCCTCGTTAACAAGGTTCTACCTTTTCTTCGCTTCCTTTGTTTTATTCTATTTTTACGAAAAAGACTCTTGCCATAACCAGAGTTATCTCGCCTGCCGCCACCTGGTCCGTTCCCTCTTCCTTCCCCACCTGGGGGTCCTGCTCCATTGCCTCCTGGCATTATTTCTTCCCTCCCGCCGGTTGTAGGTTCTTTTCCGTCTTGCTTATTGTTTCTGCTGTCTCTGCAGCCTGGGCTATATCCGCCTGCTCCTGTGCTTTAGCAGCTGCTTCGGCCTGTGCTTGCCTTATAGCCTGGACTTCAGTGTCATCTCTTATAAGCTCGGGATTAGTGCCATGTATCTCGGCAATCATATCCACGGCCTTGTCTCCGTCTATTTTATCAATTACTGAGGGTATCACATTGGCTATCGCGCCCACAGTGTCTAGGGTCCGCTCAAGCGACTGGATTTCCGATGCTCTCTGTGCCTTGGCGAGTTGTGATATATAGACAACATCAAATTCACTGCCTTCAATGACAGCTGGCGGGTCAGGCAAAAAGCCGTTTCTGTATAGTATATTGAAAGTCCGTAGTATTATTGGGTTTAGCACATCTTGGGTGAATCGGCCTAC